GTAATCAATGGTATGGTTATAACGTTGTTAAGGTTGGTCCAGTTGAGGACACAGCCCTATATGAACGTGCTAAAAAATTTTACACTAGCTTAGCTAGCAAGTAGTGTAAATAGTGGGCGGTCGATGGAGACGTAGACCGCCCATGTTTAATTAAAAAGTATTATGAAAGAGTTAAATAAATTTATATATATATTTGAGGGCTTAGACACCGCCCATGGTATCACTAAAAAAAGCAGCGAGATAAACGAGAAGGGTAAAAATAAAACTAAATCTTTTACAATACATAAACCACCTATAGAAAAATTGTGGCAAGATCATTTAGAGGGAAAAGATCCAGGATTAGGTATAATTCCAATTAACCAAGAAAATAAATTAAAATGGGGGTGTATTGATGTTGATATATACCCAGTCGATCACCAAGAATTTGTTAAAAAATTACAAGAAAAAAATATTAAAGCAATAGTGTTTCGTTCTAAATCTGGTGGAGCACATATTTTTATGTTTACAAAAACTTTTGTTCCAGCAATTGTAATGAGAACAAAATTAAAAATGATTGCATCTTCAATAGGTTATGCAAGAGCAGAAATATATCCTAAACAAGATTATATTAATGTGGCTAGAGGAGATACGGGAAGTTTTTTAAACCTTCCATATTACGATTATAAAAATTCAGTAAGATATGCTTTTAATTCCAAAGGCTTACAGATGTCGTTAGAAGAATTTTTTGATTATTATAATGAAATGGTTATGACTGAGGAAGAGTTAACTAAATTTACTATCTCCAATAAAAAAGAAGAGATAGATTTTTTTAAAGGCATGTCTCCATGTTTAGTAACATTACTAAGTGATGGAGTACCAAACGGTCAAAGAAATAATTGTATGTATAATGTTGGTGTTTATCTTAAAAAAAGATACCCAGAAAATAATGAATGGCAAGGCCATATGCATATATATGATAAAGAGTTTATGAAACCTCCTTTAGGTGCTAATGAAATTAATGTATTAAAAAAATCTTTGGACAGTAAAGACTATCAGTACAAATGTAAGGATGAACCAATATGCAGTTTTTGCGATGCTAAAAAATGTGCAACAAAAGAATTTGGTATTGGGGATGATGCTCCAACACCTGAAATTACAGAAATAAGAAAATATGAATCAGAGCCACCTATTTGGTTTGTGTCTTTAGATGGAACTACTGTTGAAGTAGATGGTGCAACACTTCATGATCCAGAAAAATTTTCTGTAGCATGTATGGAACAAATTGGAAAACCTTTGATGCCTATTCCTAAACACGCATGGAGAAAAGCATTAATAAAATTAATGGCAAACGCTAAATCTATAACTGCACCAGACTCCTCTAAAATTAGTGTGCAATTAACAGAAATTTTAGCTGATTATATTAATAGAACTCCAGGTAGAGATAAAGAAGATATTTTAAGGGGTGTAGCTTTCACTGATGAAAGTGGTGTTACTATGTTTAAGTTTGCAAATTTTTGGAAATATTTATTAAGAACTAAATCTTGGGCTGATAGAACTTATTCAAAACAAAAAACTATGCGAATGTTGCAAGATTTATTTCTTGCAAAAGAATCAACTCCAAAAATAGATGGTAAAACACATAGAGTTTTAGAAATGAAACACATTATGTTAGATAAACCAAGCACAAAAAAATATGAAATGGAGAAAGAACCATGGCAGCAGTAATTAGAAAAAAAATAATGGGACCGCCAGGTACAGGTAAAACGCATAGATTAGTGCATCATTATTTAAATGAAGAAATTAATAACTTACATACAGATCCAAAAAGAATAGCGTATGTTACTTTTAGTAAAGCCGCATCTTTAGACGGTGCTAAAAAAATTCAAACTGTTTTTCCTGGAACAGAGCTTTTATATATTTCTACATTACATGGAATGGGTACAAAAGAATTGGGTATCAACACTAAAGAAAACTTATTGAACGGTAAGAAATGGAAACAATTTAAAAATGTATATCCTATTTATTCCAATATAAATTTTGATACTTTTATTAACGAATCTGGAGCCACTATACACCAAGATAAAAATTTGCAAGTAATAAATTATGCACGAGCTAAATTAATTAGTTTAGAGGACGCATGTAGAGCTTTGAACTATCACGAAGGCTCTGTGAATATATACCTTGTTAAACAATTAGAACATGACATTGAATACTACAAAAAAAAGAATAACATGGTTGAGTTCGCTGACATGATTAAATTATTTGTTGATAAAGAAAAACATCTTGCTCTTGATGCAATCTTTCTTGACGAAGCCCAAGATCTAAACCCTTCACAATGGAGAATGTATTTTCATATTGAGGCTCAATGTAAACGATCTTACATTGCCGGAGATGATGATCAAACAATTTATGATTTTCAAGGTGCAAGTTCTGATATTTTTATAGACTTACCAGGAGAAAGAGATGACCAAGAAAAATCTTATAGAGTTCCAAAAGCAATCCATAGACAAGCTTTAAAAATATTACCCAACATTTCTAAGCGAGTTGAAAAAAATTGGTACGCTAAAGATGACGAAGGAGAATTTATAACAAACTGTTTTCTAGAAGAATTAGATTTTAGTAAAGGCGAATGGATGGTATTGGCAAAAACAAATAAATTATTAAAAGAATTTTCTGAACATTTCTATAGAACAGGTATAAGAATATTTGGTAAGAATAACAGTATTTTACCCAATAGCGTATTAGAGGCTTATCGATTTTGGGTTAAATTAAATAACGGTGAGTTGATTGCAACAGAGGACGCTAAAAAAATATGGGAATATTTAAATTATAATAAGGGGCATGTTAAATACGGATATTCTAGTGGTAAAACATTAATAGGCGACGAGATGGTTTCTTTAAACATTTTAAAAAAAGAGCATGGATTATTAATTGAGGGGGATTGGCAGCAACTTAGTTTTGAAGAGGACACAAAAAACTATATAAAAAGTATTTTAAAAAAAGGTGATGATTTATCAACAGATTCAAGAATAGAATTATCTACAATACATGGAGCAAAAGGTAGAGAAAGAGAAAATATTGTTTTATGTATGGATTATGGAACAGAAACACAGTCAGAAATGTTATCTCGAAAAGCATTAGATGATCCGGACTCGACACATAGATTATTTTTTGTCGGTGTAACAAGAGCAGTGCAAAGATTATATATTTTAGTACCCCTAACATCGCATTACTACACAATAGGAGAATCAATAGTATGATGAATCTAACAAGCGAAGCTATTTTATTATCAATGATAACTTTTTATTTTGGAATAAAATTATTTATGGGAGGAGTAATATGAGTGACGTATATAAAAAACAAATTGGTGGTGATCACTATCAATCGATGACTATTCAGCCATCAGAATTTATTAATAAAAATAATTTGCCTTTCGCAGAAGGAAACGCTATAAAATATTTGTGCAGGCACAAACAGAAAGGACAAAAGAAAGATTTGGAAAAAGCAATTCACTACTGTCAAATGGCAATTGATAGGGATTATCCAGAAAAAAAAGATTTCTTAGAGGAAGCTGAGAAAGAAAAAAAAGAATTAGCAGAATGTTATAAAGAAGCAAAAAGACAAACGAAAGAACGGAAATCCTCCGAATGGGCTAAAAGCTATAACGAATGGAAGAATAATAAATGATTAAAGCACAAACAGAATGGAACAGTCCTACTTCGTTTCCGGATTTAAAAGATCATAAATATATAGCAATTGATTTAGAGACGAGAGATCCGGGACTAAAAACACGAGGTTCTGGCGCATTAATTGGTGAAGGAGAAATTGTAGGAATAGCTGTAGCTGTTGAAGGATGGTCCGGTTATTATTCTTTTGGTCATTTAAAACAAAATCATTGGGATGAAGTTAGTGTTATGAGTTGGATCAAAAACGTCTGTGCTTTACCTGCTACAAAAATATTTCATAACGCCATGTATGATGTGTGTTGGTTAAAAGCTTATGGTGTTAAAATTAATGGCCACATTGTAGATACTATGGTTATGGCAGCATTAGTTGATGAAAACAAATTTTCATACTCATTAAACAGTGTTTCTTATGAATGGTTAGGTGAAGTTAAGGATGAAACAGCATTAAAAGAAGCTGCAGCTAAAGCCGGTGTTGATCCTAAAGCTGAAATGTGGAAATTACCTGATATGTTTGTGGGGGCTTATGCAGAACAGGATGCTGAATTAACTTTGAAACTTTTTAAAAAATTATCAACAGAAATTAAATCTCAAAATCTAACAAAAGTATTTGATTTGGAAACACAATTATTTCCTGGTTTAATTGAGATGAAAATTAAGGGCGTTCGAGTAGATGTTCAGAAAGCTCATATAATAAAGCAACGACTAGCATCACAAGAAGAAGCATTACTCCTAAAAGTAAAA